AACTAGCAGTTGGTAATGTATTTAAATATGTAAACGGCTCAAATACAAGGTATCATAGAGTTAAACGTTTCGTTAGTGATTCAGTAATGTTTACTTTCCAACCTACTAGAGACACTCTTGTAAATGCTACTAACCAAGCTTTTAGTAAACCTACTTTCTTAGTAGATTATCAAAATGATACTATTATGGGTAAAGTTACTAAAACAGATGCTAGTACTTATACACTTCAAAAATTTGGTAGTTCACAAGGAGAATCTCCTTATGAAGTTCATGCAACAAATGAAAACTTTACATTTGATGCAAATACTGATGGAACAGTAACAAATGAAAGTGCTTATACTTGTGATTTTACAGTTAAAAAAGGAAGTCAAACGTATACTTTTGCAAGTAGTGGTACTACCCAAAATACTTTTGGTATAAGTCTACAAGCAAGAACTGGATTTGATAATGATAGTGATGTAGTAATCGATTCATCAACTGGACAAATAACTATTGGCGATGGTGATATGGACGCCCATACTACAGCACAGGCAACAGTACGACTGTTTGATAGAGGAAGAGCAAACTTACTTATAGCAGATAAAATACTTTCTTTTACAAAAGCCGCACAAGGAAGTGACGGAGACAATGCTAAAACAGTAATAGTAACTCCAACAAGTAACATTATTACAAAAGAAGTATTTCCAGAAGACCTTGGAACTACATTTACTTTTTACTATCCAGAAACTATTACTGTAACAGCCCAATGTCAAAACACAACACAAAACGGACAATGGAGTGTAAGTGGTGGTAGCGCAACAACAAATAATACTATTACAAGTGGAAAAGCAACAGCTACTGTAACTTCTGGTCAATTAGACGCAGCCACTAATGATACAATGACTCTAACCTATACTCTTCATGCAAATGATGGAGGAGTATCTGATAGTACAACTTTAAACTTACTAGAAGCCTTTAGTGGTTCTATAAGTCCAATTCTAAGTAACGAAGCCCATGTATTAGCAGCAAGTAAAACAGGTGCAGTATCTGATTATACAGGTAGTGGAACTGAAGTTCGTGTATATCAAGGAGCAGTGCCCTTAGACTATGATGGTTCAGGAACTACTGCAGGACACTTTACAGTATCAGTAACTAATGTATCAAATATTACAGAAGGTAGCGTTAGTTCAGGTGGAAGTGGAAGTGCAAGATATGCAGTAGTAGGAGCGCATAGTGCTATGTCGAATAGTACAGACGCAGTAAATATACCTATTGTTATATCAGGAAAAGATACAAGAGGAACTGCATTTAGTGTTACTAAATTTCAAGCTATAACTAAATCCAAAACTGGAGATGATGGGTCAGACGGACAAAGTGTCAGAACAGAAACAATCTTTAAGAAAAATGATAGTAGTTTAACTTCTACAACAGGAGGCTCTTTCTCGAATCCTCTAGCAGGAAATACAGACTGGTCTCTTTCAATGCCAGCACTTTCATCAAACGGCGATATAGCTTACGCAGCTACAAGAACATTTACAAGTGACGGACAAAGCCCACAAGACTCAACTTGGACTACTCCAGTTGCAGTGCTTACAAGAACAAATGGTACTAATGGTACAAGTGTAACAATTAGTAGTGTTGCTGCAAATACTCCAAGTAGTGGTAGGACGACAATTACTTTTACTGATGGCACTTCTTTTATTGTAGATAATGGAACAAATGGTGCAGACGGTGACGGTGTAGACGTAGTTTACAGAAACGATACTAGTACTCCAAGTACTCCGAGTGCTTCTTCGGGTGCTCCGAGTGGTTGGTCATTTACAATGAGTGCTCCTACAGGTAGTCAAAGAACCTTTGTTTCTTTTGGTGTAAGAACAAATAATACAGGAAACTATAGTTGGTCTGCTCCAAGTGTTGTAACAGCAAAAGATGGAGAAGATGGTACTGATGGAGAAGGTGCAGCAACTTGTTACTTCTTACAAACAGGATATACTCGACCAGCAACGCCAAGTTCAGGCACAGCAAACCCACCATCAGGGTGGACAGCTGGACCAGGAACAGCTGCTGCAGGAAAGAGTATTTGGTATTCAAACGGAAATAAGCCAGCAGGAAGTAGTACATGGACATGGTCTACTCCAATATTCTATATAGAATTTGATTTTGGTTTTCAAGGACTAATAAATAATGAGTTTAATTGGGATTTTGGAAACATAGGTACAACAATATCAGATAACGGAGGAGCGCTAGTAAACGACTTAAACTGGGGTAATGTTGGAGTATCTGATGGAGATTCTGCTACTACCTGGGCATATAGTGGAACAGCTTATACGCCTACAGGAACAACACAAACTTTAACTTTGGTTTGTACTCACCCAACATATGGTACAAGTAGTGTAGTAGGAACATGGACTCGAGGAAGTAGTACTTCAGATACTGCAAAAATTACAGGATTCAGTTTAGGAACAGGAAGTGGTGCATCAGGAGGCCCTACTAACCAAAATACTTGGACATTTGGTGACCAAGCAACAGATTCAGGTAGTTCAGATAATGCGTTTGGTAGTTCTAGTACGGCATATCAAGCAAAGTTTATTACTGTACAGCATGCTGCAAGTAATAACCTACTTACAATATCTGCACAAGTAATCAATACAAACTTCGGTGGTGGCGGTGGTGGTAAATGCTTAACTCCAGCTATGCTACCTAAGAATATACAAATAGGAGACTTTATAGAAAGTCCAATGGGACTAACAAAAGTAATTGATGTCGTCTATAAAGAAAGAGAAGGATACTGGATACTAGAAGATGAACTAGAAATAACTAATGACCACCCAATCTTAATAGATGGAGAGTGGATACTAGCGGAAGAATATCCAGGTAAAAAAGTTTATATAAATAAGGCTACAGAAGTAGTTTATGTAGAAACAGAAAATGAATTATTAACTGTCAAAAACTGGACAGTTGGAGGAAAATACTAATGAGTGTAACAGTAACAGCAAGTAATGGTTGGGTACACAAACCGATACAAGAGGAAGATGCAAGTGCATTTATGAAATGTTTTAAGGACTATCCATTTAGTCCAGGAACTACTCCGATTACTTATGAAGAAAGACTAACAAAGTTTAGTCAGTCTTTACTTACAAATGAAGTGGGAACTTTACCACTTACATCAGACGCTCCAGATGGAGTTAATAGAGTATATGGAACTTACAAACCAGATGGAACTTTAGTAGGGGCAAGAACTTATTGTTTCTATGAGCCAACTGTAATGGTTATTTTAAATGGAGTTATACACCCTGACCATAGAGGAAACAAGTACCAAAGTGCACAACTTTTTCTTGGACTTGCTCTGGCTAAACATTATAATATAACTTCTTTTGTTTCAGCACTTGAAGCAACCCCTACCTTTAGCACTATGAATCATCTTAAAACAAAGTACACAGATAAAGGAATAAACTGCGATGCAGGAGATAAAACGTCTACTGACCAAATGCTAGATGGCGCAGGACAAAGCGTAGCATTAAAGTCAGTTACAGCGACTCTCGCACAAGCAGACGCACTACTTGCAGCAAACAGCACTTGGGCAAGTATAACATATACCATATCTTAAAAATATGACCATAAATTTTTGGTTGTATTTCCGAGAATTGTATAAGCAATGCTAGAGCAAACTAAAATAGCTGACGTTCCAAATTTAGTTCTTGACATTACCTATGATTTTTGCTATAATTTACAAATAGGAGTATAATTTTAAATGGCAGCAGGAACTTACGATATAGTTATAGACCAAGGAGCGGATTTCGCTATTGAGATAGCGATTACAGACGATAATGGTGTAGTGCAACTTGCAACTCATACAGCAAGGGCACAACTTCGTCCATCTCCAACTTCTTCTACTAAAACAGCAGATTTTACTTGCACTATCGTAAACGCTTCTCAGGGCAAACTAAAAATGGCTTTGAGTAATTCGACTACTGCTAGTATCTCCTCTGGAAAGTATTACTATGACTTAGAATTAGTAAATACAGGTAATGGTACAGTAAATAGGTTACTGCAGGGTGTGGCTAGGGTCACTCCAGAAGTCACAAGATAATGGCAACTAAACTAACAATCACCCCTCAAACTACTTCATTGAGTACTACCAATCAGGTTACCACTCTTACTATTTCTAGTGCAGTAGCTGGAGCAGCTACAGATGCAGCAGGTATTACTTTCGCAAACGCAGCTAGAACTTTATCTACTGCAAACAATGTTGAGGACGCCCTCTTACAGTTGGCGGACCAATTCTTTGTACAAACAACTGCACCTACAGCTAGTACTACAAATCTAGCGGAGGGTGATTTATTTTATGATACTGACGATAATCAGTTAAAGATCTACCGTGAAACATCTACTGGGACGTTTGAATTCGTTCCAATAATGATTGGCAATAATTCAGCGAACTCAGATACGGTAGACGCAGGGAGCTTTTAAGCTCATATAGGGAATAATAATGGCACAAGTAATTAAAATTAAAAGAAGTACCAGTACTTCCGCACCAGGTTCACTGGTAGCTGGTGAGTTAGCGTATTCTTCGGATAGTAATAAGCTATTTATTGGTCACCCTTCCTCAGAAGCTGTAACAGCTATCGGTGGTGCGTTGTATGTAAACATGTTAGACCACTCTGCTGGAACACTAACAGCAAGTTCAGCTATTATAGTTGATACTAACAGTAAGATTGACCAATTAAAATCAGGTAATATAGTAGTTACTGGTTCAAGTAATACTATTTCTACAGCTTCAGGTAATTTAACAATCGCACCAGCAGGTACATTAGTAGTTACTCACGGTGGTACAGTTGATTTATCTGGTCAAGCAAATTCACTAACATTACCAGACAACCAAGCGTCTGCGTTAGATATTAACGAAGGCGGAACTTCATACCTTAAATTTACAACTACAAACTCTGGAGAGAAAGTTGTTGTTGGTAAGGATATGGACACAGGAACAATCAATGTTACTAGCGGTAATTTCTTAGTAGGAACAGATAAACTTACAGTAGCATCAGGTACAGGTAATACAGTAATAAAAGGTACTGCAAATATACAAGGTAATGCAGACCTTGATGCAAACTTAAACGTTGATGGAGCTACAACTCTTAATGGAGCGGTAACTCTAGGTGATGCTTCAGCAGACGCAATCACAGTTAGTGGTACAGCAACTTTCACACCGTCAGCAGACTTTGATGGTGGCTTTACAGTAGCAGGCTCACAGACTGTTGATATGGGCTCAAACAGAGTTCAGAATGTAGCAACTCCTACAGCAACTACTGATGCAGCAAATAAAGGTTATGTTGATAGTGTAAAACAAGCACTAGATATCAAAGACTCCGTTAAATTAGGTACAACTGCAAACTTAAATGCAACTTACAATAATGGTAACGGAACACTTACAATGGACGCAACTGGTGTTGTAACTATTGATGGTGTAGCAACTGCTCTTAATGACAGAATCTTAATTAAAGACCAAAGTAACGCAATTCAAAATGGTATCTATACTGTATCAACAGCAGGTGCTGTTGGTGTAGCAGGAGTATTTACAAGAGCCTCAGATGCTGACGCTAACTCTGAAGTTTCAGGTGGTATGTTTACCTTTATTGAAGCAGGTTCTGTTAACGCAGATAATGCTTTTGTTTTAACTTCAGTAACAGGAACAGCAACTCTTGGTACAAGTACTCTAACATTCACTCAGTTC